TTATTCATAAGCTTTCCCTATTCTTTTGCCAACAACAGCTCCTTGTTCAAACTTCGAGTTTTTTATATCGACGATCAATACTCCTTTTAGTCCAGATACACCTTCTTTTTTAGCTTCTTCAAGAAATTGTGAAGCAAGCGTATCATATCCGGAAGCAGATTCAGCGTCAATGGCAATCACTAAATAGCCATTATCGGTAACAGTTGCTTTTTCACAGGTGAATCCTGTGATGGTGTTGATATATTTATCTGCGCCTGTTATTTCTGTTTTGCCACCTCCGCAGGAGAAGGTGATTATAATTATCATTAAAAATAAAATTTTCTTCATGCTATTTATGATTTAGTTTATTATCTTTTCCTGAAAGGAGCCCTTCTTGTATGTGGCCTAACATAAGTCCCATCTTTCCGATAATAGCCTTTTACTTGGACAGTTCCACCTGTTGATTTTGACTTATACTTATATTTTGAATTATTAAGCGTATAATTAAAGCGTGAATATTTATACGTAGATGTTTCAGAGTCAAATTCCCAATCAGATAAAGAACAAATTTTCTTTTCTGATAGGAATTTTGTTTTATATACATAACCTCTTTTGTTACCGTATTTAGCTTTTCTGTACTTCTTGTATTTCCCTGTTGAAATTAAACTTTTGCCAACAGGTATTTCTATATAAGTTGAGTGAGTATCTGGCGATGTGTATAATTTTACAGGGCCTGCGGTTTCACATAAAAAGTAATTGGTGGTACAACTGCCGAATATTAGTATGGAAAATAGTAGTATTAATAATTTCTTCATATCTTTATATTTAGTTTGTTCTTCAATTTGTTGAATTTGTCATAGCCATTTCTTAACTCCGCCATGATGCGAGCATGTTCCCCGTCTACTTCTACTGAAGCTATATGTACCATCTCTACATAATGCTGTTGCGCCAGCAGGAGCAGAACTGTACTTGGTAGGTGATTGCACTCTTTCTCCTTTTGAATTGGTGTAATATTTTATCTGTCTTTTGATCTTCACATCAAGTGAAGGCTTTTCTTTTGACAGGTATTTTGTAGAAACATATCCAACTGTTCCATTATATTGAACTGGTATCCATTTGCAATCACAATCTTCCGCAATGGTAACAGGAGTACCTTTGGGGATTACCATTAATACCTCAGACTGCGCATTTGCATCGTAACGCATCTTTAGGTTCGTTGTGGTATATTTTGTTATATCTTGGGCGTTTAAGGTAAACGCAAAGATGATTTGTATTAGAAATAGTATGAGTTTGTTCATCTTGGTTTAATAATGTTTTTTTGTGATTTATACAAAAATAAAAGAATCTATCCCTTGTGTTATATAAGTTCTTTTATTTTTTCTTTTTCACTCCATAAGACTATTTCAAATTGAGTTTTTCCTCCCATAAACTCTAAATAAGGTGCAATTTTATCAATTTTATAACCGGATGCCATATTATTTATTAAAGCAATTTTCTTGTCTATAAAATCTGTCATGCCTGATTTGTCAATAATTTCAAAATTCATATTGGTTTTACCAATGCTGTTGATAAAATTGTAATCTGTTGTTCCTGTTATATAATTGATTAAAGATAGTCTATCATTATTTCTTATTACAGCATTGAATTTGACTCTACTGTATTTTTCATGAATAGACTGCCCAAATTTAACTTGATCTTTGTTTTTGAAAGAAGCTATAAAATTGTCTGCGTTTCTTCTGAATCGTTTGATACTATCTTTCTCTTTTTTAGATTCAAACTGAATAAATGAAGAGCTTATTATTATGGAAATGAAATTAGATACCTCATAAACTAAATTAGGTATTAGTAATTGGTTGTTTGTTTTTTTATAATAAAATATTCTCTCTTTTGCTTCAAGTGTAGATATGCTGTACTGCGTAAGATAGTATTCATACAATCTATTAAAATGATCATCTTCCAAATCAATCAAATCATTATAATATTTTTCGGAGATCCATCCTCCATCAGTTATGATAAACTCATTTTCTCTTTGTGTAAGAAATACAGAAACAAAACTGTCGTTTGTTGTAGAGCAAGGCGTAATAATCTCAACGGTATCGCCTCTTTCTCTAAAGCTCCAAAGTCGACTATATACTTCTACAATATTTTTTAATATATCTGTTTCCATTATTTATTAAAAGTTTATTCCACTTAATGGATCATTTTCACTTTCGTAAACAAGAGGTAGGGTCCCTGGTGATAGACTGACTATTTGAGGTATATCTGTATTGTTGTACATAGTGTTAGATTCCATACAAAAATGAGCAATACACAAAGATACATCTTCTAACGCTTTTACCTGTCGAGGATCGTTTAAAATTTCTGTTTTGTATGCAATTTCTTCGCCTGTTTGTGTGAATTTATGAAAATGAGGCGTTGATACTTGTTGTTGGTCAATAGGAATGTCAAGGTTTGAATTACGATGCCATGTCCCTGCAGAATCATATTGAAAGAAGTAACAGTTATCAAATGATGGGCATTTAAGCTTAAATTTGAAATCTGTTGGATCATCTTCTTTTATTTGTACCATAAATTCTAACTCTTCTTTTAAGGCTTCATGCTTTGCTGGGACTGTTTTTTCTTTGATTGTTTTATGGTTACTTCTTATTTGATCAACAATAATTGGAGAAATCAGAATATTTTTATCTCCCTCTATGAGTTTTTTATATGTATCATAATGGGATTTTATATTATTATTTATTTTTTTCTTTGCCATCTATTTTTGAATATTAAGTGTTTGTTTATATAGATTCCATGTGTATTGATTGAAATTCATGGCATCGTTATTTTATGGATGCTTTATTTAGAAAAGCAATAATATTCTTCTTTTCCTTGTGCTCTATCGTTTTTATTATTTCTATATATTCGTTAGCTTCGTTCTGAGTTATCTTTGTAGCAGGGTAGTCTTTTTCTATTATTTTTATTTTCATAATAATTTCGTCTATTTTATCTCTATCTATGCTTGTTTTCATTAAGCACTCTATACTCTTGAATAAATAATACAAAGATGCTTCGCATTGTGTATTTCTTAATTCTGTTACGCCTTGAAAAAAGAATGTCAAATACATATTATGATACAATACATCATTTATGCCTTCTCCAACTTCACTTTTAGTTTTTTCCTTAGCGTCTTTTATTTTACGATTTATTCTATTCTCAAAAGTTAGATAATTTACGACCTGTCCTCCAATTAGTGCTGTGACAAGTAAAGTAAGTATTCCCACTATTACTCCAATGTAATCAAATCCAGCAGTTCTTGGATGTTCTTGACATAATGAAGCCAATGAAATAATTGCTATTATGACGAATAATGGATAAATTATCCAACGTTCCCAATGCTTCATGTTATCTTACTTATTTAAAATTTCAATATTATTATCACCAAACACAAATCGAAGTACCTGCTCCTTCTTCTCACTGCCCATTTCTATAGACAATGTTGCCTTAATTTCTTTTTGCACCGTGTAATCACTGTTATTACATAGGCCATCCGATTTATAGTAATCGAAAAAATTACAATTCAGTACCTCGCTAATATTACATAGCAAATCAGTATCAAGACTATGTTTCTGAAATACTGTTTTTTCTATGTTTTGTCTTGCAATACCCAGTAATTCAGCAAATTTAGCCTTTGATAATCCGCTTTCTTCTACCTTTCTGCGGACTTCTTCTCCAATGTTTAATCTATTGATTTTCATATAATAAAGTTATTAAAGGTTTTCTATTAGCAGAAATTAGTATGTAATATCAAAAATGTTAATAAGATGTAATAATGTAATCTAAAAGTATTACTTGTAATATATTTGATTACATTTGCATCATCATTCAATCACGATACAAAGATGCAAAACGGATTGATGCAAATAAATAGTACGAACATATTAAAATACACGATTATGGCACGATCTTATGAAACAGCATTAGCAGAACTCGAAAACAAAAGAGGCGAGTTAGAAGCGTTGAGCACGATTAGCGAAGAAGAAGTCTGCTATGTATATAATGTAGACAGCAAGTCAGAGATCGTGAAAATCCTCTCTGATGAAATAGAAACTCTCGAAAGAGAGGTTGAATATCTCACCCCACTGGATTGGTCTAACGATCCTGTTGCCGAAATATTTGGTGGCTACGAAGCAATGAACAACTATTTATACTAACACATAAACACACACGATTATGAATATATTAGTTACTGAGAATTACAATCGTAAAGATATTTTCGAGATTGTAGATGAATATCCTCATGGTTATATAGTTTGGCCAATCGGCAGACGAAATTTTTCGTTTACAGGCTACGTGCCTCTCGCAAAGCCAACCGACGAACCTTATCATATTGATATTAATACGCTAAAGGCAATCAAGGTTAATGATAATGTCGCTGATCACATTCTTAATGAAGCCTCATTTAGAGGGGTGGATAAAGCAAAGTTTCACCACATTGTATCAAGTTTTAACCGGTAGTCTTTGGACTACTTTAATATACACACGATTATGAAAACTTCAAATTTTAGACACAAAGTATTCTGTATGGCTTATGAGCTAATGAGAACAACCGGTAAAGCATTCGCCGTATGTCTTTCTCGCGCATGGGCTTTATACCGGTTGACAAAGCAAATGCACAGAGGTATTGTAACGTTCGCTTATGAAAAGGCAGATGGATCGCTTCGCCGTGCTAAGGGTACTCTCAAAGATGTTCAGAGCCTAATAAAAGGAACTGGATCAGAAAACTACAAAACTGTCCGCTACTTCGATGTAGATGCGAATGGATTCAGAAGCTTCAAAGTAGAAAACTTCATAACGGCTTACTAAAGCCCGGTCGGGTGGGCGTAGGGCATATCTCACCCGGTCACTTCTGATGGTTCTTTCTCTTACTTACACCTTAGTACCCGCAGAAATGGGGTTGAAACGAAAGGATTATAAACTAACTTATTAATGAAGGTAATAAGGTTGGCGATATTGGATATTATGTCGTGTCCGTGAAGTCCGGTTGACTTGTCCCGGATCGGTGTTAAACGGTCTATCGAATGTCGCTTTAATATATAGCCCGGCATAATGTGTGATGCTGCCGATCGAATCGGTTGCCGGGTACAATTTAATTCTAACGCTTATGAAAAGAGTAATTTTTTATTCAAGAGTGCAGCTAATTTTATTCATCTGCGCAGTACTGATGTCGGCTACCTGTTTTGTTGGCATGTTCTTTAATCCGTTTCACGTATTAACATTCGTGATGTCGGTTATTCTAACGATCGCCATTTATAAAGAAAAAAGTTGGTAACTATTAATAATAATGTATATGGAAACAAAAGGTATTGAAGAAATGACAAGAGAGGAACTGATTGAATTGGTGTCGTCTCTTAATAAAGACCTCGAAAGTACAAAAAAGGACCTCGAACTTTATAAAGATTGGAAAAATCGAGAAGAAGCAGCCAAAGTGTTAGCTGAAAAGAAAATGTTGGCTATTAAGGCTTTTCTTGAAGTTGTTTAATTCGTTTTGTGTTTAGGTTAGCAAAAGCAGCCGGGTGAAAACCCCGGTAAACGGGCGGGCGTATGGAATGCTCTGCACACAGCCGGAAGTGTGTATGCCGGATCGTTACCGGTTCCGTCCACATTCAATTAAATATAATCAGTTTATGGAGAAAAAAGTGGAAATTATGCCTCGTATGAGAGACTTAAAGAAAGGGAAGAAAGTAGAATTTCCTATCAATAAAGTCTGCACAGTGCGCAACAATGTTTCATTGCTTAATGCACAAGGGTACAAAAATGGACATAAGTGGAGATCGGAAACTAATGTTCCGAAAGGGATAGTTACAGTATTTAGAGATTCCTGATTCAAACTTTAAATACACACGATTATGAAAGTATTTACCGAGTTAACGCCCGAATGTGACATTACAGCACAAATGTACGCAGCCGGGTATGAAAAAAAGGAGATTGCCGTATTGAAGCATCGTGCAGTAAGTACGATAAATAACCAGCTTCAGACAGCATTTTTAATTTTGGGTGTTCGGAATGGGAGGGAGTTGGCATTAAAGTTAGCCGAGAGGATATCAGGTATCCGGTTGACGCTGGACTTTTCGCCGGCCATGAGATCATTTGTTGCTTGTGTACTTTTGATTATTCTTTGTGTTGATAGTCATTTAGACATGAAACGGCAACAAATCCGAACCCGTTCTAATGCCAATGTAGAACTTATCGCCCGTGTTCGTGTAAGAATTAGAGGGCGTAATATGCCTTTATTATATGGAACTTGACGTTTGGCAATTACAGAAAATAATAAAAGCGGCCGCGAAAGAAGCTGTCAGCGAATATGCGATCTCCAAGGATCCGGTCATTGATGAGATTACGGAAACGCAAGCTATACGACTTGGATTTGGTAGAAGGTGGTTGGCTCATCAGTGCGCTACGGGAGCATTGACTTGGAAAAGGGCTGGTGTACATAGGAATAGTCCTAAAGTTTATTCGCTGAAGAAACTTAAAGAATTGAAGGATGGTATAGATCCTTTATTGAAGTCTCTAATATAATTACTAACTAAAAATATAACAATCATGAGTTTAATCAGAAAATCAACGGAATTGAATATTCCAACAAACGTAAAGATGATGATTTACGGTCAAGCAGGTATGGGTAAGAGCACAGTAGCTTTGAGTGCACCAAAGCCTCTGTTGTTGGATTTTGACAACGGTGTTAAGCGTATGAATATGGCTCATTTGGAGAATATTGACACTGTACAGGTCACTTCTTGGAATGATGTTCAGCTGGTTTTGCAAGAAGATTTGTCTGTTTATCAGACTATTGTGGTTGATACCATTGGTAAGATGATGGATTTTATCATCACTTATAAATGTGGAACCAGGCAGCCATCTATTCGAGATTGGGGCGGTATCAATGCTGAATTTTCTTGGATGACAAGAACGCTATCAAGTCTGAAGAAACATATCATTTTTGTTGCCCATCGTGACACAAGAAAAGAGGGTGATGATACGGTGTTTATTCCTGCCTTACGTGAGAAGTCCTACAACTCCATCGTCACCGAACTTGATTTGTTAGGTTACTTGGAAATGAAGAGTGAGAGAGGAGTGCAGAGACGTACTATTACTTTCGATCCGACATCAAGGAATGACGGAAAGAATACTTGTAACTTGCCTTCAGTGATGGAAGTACCTACCATCCTTGACAAAAACGGCAATCCGACGACCAAGAATGATTTTATCTCTACTCGGATTATTGCTCCATATCTTACTATGTTGCAATCAAAAAAGGCAGAACAGGATGCATACAACAAGGTAATGGCTGATATAACCGGTTGTCTGGAATTGATAGCTGATGCGGATTCGGCCAATGATTTCATCGCCCATATCGATGACTTCAACCATGTAGGCAGTTCAAAGATGAAAGCCTCTATGATGCTGGCAGCTAAAGCTAAAGAATTAGGACTGATTTTTAACAAAGAGACTAAAACTTATTCAGATGCGGCCTAAGTATAAGATTTACGCTACGTTGTTGGATTCTTACTTCAATTACCTTAATAGTGATGTCATATATGAACGTTATTATGGGTGGAGTGAGAATCCACCATATACGGAAGAAGAGTTTCGGCAGAAGCAGTTTCAAGAACTGATAGACCGGATTAACCGCAAGCCATTCGACAGCGAAGCGGCAGACAAGGGAACAGCCTTTAATGAGGTTATTGACTGTATGGTTGAAAATCGGAAATCCGAAACTGTGCAGGTTGAAAAGGTATATAAGGTAATATGCGAAGGAGCTTGTGATGAAACAGGTAAACCTTTGTATTACGATGAGGTTCAGACCAACGAGGTTATAGGTTTGAAAGCTACCTATAATAATCGTGTTTTTACTTTCCCAATCTCACTTTGCCGAGAG